GAAGAATTAAGGCAGAATTGGAGGACTAACCATGAAAGCAATAAATCGTAGAGAATATTTCATTTATAAAGCTAAAGGTTGGGAAGTTAAGCGAACTAAAAAGAGATTTTGGTTAATAGGAGTCAATGAGTACGGTAAAAGAATATGGTTGGGATATTAAAGGAGAGGTTATTAAATGGATTGGACATGGGGAATAACCATAGCTGCCATAATTGGTGCGATAGCGAACATCTATAAACTATGGTGGGGTTTCGCTATCTGGCTGGTGACTAACATAACATGGGTGATAGTAGACATTCAAGCCGGGCTTTACGCACAGGCTTTTTTATTTGGTGTTTATGCTTTATTGGCGTTATGGGGATTAATTCAATGGGTAAAAGAAGGTGATTAGATGTCCCATTATGAGTTGCATTTAGAAATATTCGCAGAAATGGACATGGAAGAAGTACAAGAAATGATTGGGGAAATGGCAAGAGATTATGAACTGGAGATTGAAGGAACGGTCATACGCAAAGGAAAGCGCATTGACCTGGAGATTGAATACATAATGGTAGAATAAGGCAGGTGATGCCCGATGGGTTCTAGGACTTTTCCAACAATAAAGGGAGAACGAGCCAAAGAGTTAATTGAAAAACTCAAACTTCAGTAACTAGACCCCGAACTATTAGGTAATTCCTAAAGGTTGCGGGGTTTTATTATTTGAACACAAATTTATTCCACTTGTGGGAACTTCTTGGGAAGTAGTGGTAATTGCCGGGTGGTGTGGCGAAGTGGAGAATTTAAGGGGGAGATAGCTTGAGCCTTACGGTTGAAGAATACAATAGATTGCTAGAAGAACATGGTACTGTAGCAGGAATAGCACGGGCTACAGGCAGAAACGAACGAAGTTTAAGGCGTTGGATAAAGAGCAACATTAAGCAAAATGCAACAACCGATACACCCCCTACAGACACTAAAGGTAGTTTTGAATACAAAGCAAATGGTGACAGCATATCAGAGCGAATCATTGAAATTAGCCATCTTGAAGAAATAACACCTGAATTGATGATGGAGAAACACGGACTTAAAAAGGATTTATGGGAAGTTATATCATACCGTAACAACTTTTGGCAAAACCAGACTAAAGAGAACAAAACATTAACTCTCTATCAGTCAAAACTAACGGTTAAGCCGAAAAAGCAAGGCTTATCGCTTGAAGAAATAGATAAACATTTTGAGCAGTTAGACAGAAAATTCGTTATGCCAATTAACATCAAGTCAAAACCACAACCGAAGCGTAATCGCATGGCAGAAATAAACATAGCTGATTTACACTTGGGAAAACTTTGCTGGGTGGGCGATACAGGCAATAACTTTGATTATAAAATAGCTATGCAGGTATTTAGAGATATAACCACAAGGATTTATAGCGAACTGTCTAGAGACTTGGATTACATAACCTTTGTATGGGCAAATGATTTTTTTAACTGCGATACGATAACCAATACAACTACAGCAGGAACGCAACAAAGCGTAGATATTCGTTGGCAAAAGTTATTTAACAAAGGGGTTGAAATGCTTGTAGAAGCCATCACTTTGTTTTCAGCTATTGCACCAGTTAAAACCTTCTACACGGCAAGTAACCATGATGAAATGACAGGTTATCATGCTCTTAAATACTTGGAAGCATGGTTCCGAAATGACAACAATGTAGAAATAGACACTTCACCAATGGCACGAAAATACATGTTGTATGGTAACACTCTTATTGGTTTTACTCATGGTGATAAAGAAAAAGCGAACAGACTATCTGCTCTAATGCCGATTGAAGCAAAAGAATTATGGGGTAAAGCTAAATACAACGAAATGCACACAGCGCACTTGCATAGCGAACATGCCATAGTTGAGATTAACGGTGTAATTATTAGGCGTATAGCTTCACCGACAGCAACCGACCATTGGCATTATACTTCTGGTTATGTCGGGGCAGTTAGGAAAGCACAGACATTTATTTATGACAAAGAATTAGGATTAACCAACATCATAAATACACCAGTAATAACTAATTAATAGTAGTTTATAAAAGGGGGTGGTCGCCTTCTAACGGGGGTGATATTATGCGAGCCTTTGCAATGAAACATGAGCAATGTTATTCGTGTTTCAACCACGGTAAAAGTGGTAAACAGCGGAAGCGAAATAAGCGGTTAGGGAAAAAGCAGATGAGGAGTCGTTTAAAAACCATTGATAGCAGATACCCGAAAGGGATTTGACTATATATCGCTGTTAATATTGGTGCTGACCATTAGGCAACACCGTATTAAGGGCGATTTGCCTATGTGCCATGCGTACAAAAGGTTCCTGGCAGCGCGAAAGCGTTGTCTGCATATTGCAACCGATAGGATGCGCACAGAATTACGTTTGCGAAAGTTATTGTATTCTGCCTATTCGGTTGGCGGGTGCTTGTTATGGGGTGGTTACAGGGATGATGCCTGCATCGTCGCTGGTTGACAAGCACTCGTTAAAAACCACCTTTTTATGCCGGATTAACTCAATTGGTAGAGTAACCGCCCTGTAAGCGGTAAGTTGACGGGTTCGAGTCCTGCATCCGGCTCCATATCAAAACTAGGAGGGACAACATGAGTGGAGGAAGTTACGATTATACCTGTTATCGGGTAGAAGAATATTACGATGGTAAAATGCATGACCCAGAACTTGACGAATTTATTAAAGATTTTGTGAAGGTATTGCGTGACCTAGAATGGTGGCGTTCATGTGATATTGGAGAAGAAGATTATCGTAAGACTGTTCAGAAGTTTAAAGATAAATGGTTTGGTAAACGTGATGAACGGTTGCGCGAAATGATAGGCAACGAACTGCAAAAGGTTCAGAAAGTATTAGAGAATTTGTAGTAAATTTTTAACTCACTCAAATTAAAGGCCATCAGCTTTATGCTGGTGGTTTTTTGTTTGGGCAAGGTTTGCTACCGACATTTATGTCGCTTGCAAGGGCATAAACCCATATATATAGGCGTTTGTGCGTAAATTATTTGTTATATTGGCAGGTGATTACATGGATTATGAGCAGTATTTAATAGACCTAGTATTTGAATATTTGCCGAAATACTTTTCACAAGAGGAAATAGAAACTATTTTAGCCGATAAAAAACTATATGGTCCGAATGGCATAAGGCGTGAACTAGGGCAGATAGATATTTGCTTCTTCGCACGAGCATACTACCCCCAATATTTTACGAGTGCTATTCCAGACTTTCACTTGGAAATGTATGACCTTATGGAAACGATAGTCAACGGTAAAGGTGGTAATAAAGTTGCGATAGCTAGTCCCCGTGGCAGTGCTAAAACTACTTTGTGGGACTTCATTCTCCCTTTATGGTGTGCCTTATACCGTAAAAAGCGGTTTATAATTCTAATTTCAGACAGTAGCGGACAAGCAGAAAGTTATTTAGGCAACATAAAAGAAGAAATAGCAGGCAATGAGGCTATAATTCAAGACTTTGGTAAACTTCAAGGTTCTACATGGAGAATGGATGAAATACTGCTAAAGAATGATGTTAAATTAGCCGCCAAAGGCTCAGGCAAAGCTATTCGCGGATTAAAGCATAAGAATTTTAGACCAGACCTGTTTATCATTGACGATGCCGAAAATGATGAGAATGTGGAAAGCGAGGACCAGCGCAAAAAGTTAGAGTCTTGGTTTGATAAAGCCATCAGTAAAGCAGGTGACGAAAAGACAGATATAATCGTGATTGGAACGATTTTACATTATGACAGTCTGCTATCGAAGCTATTAAGACGACCAGGATTTAAGACAAAGAAATATCAAGGTGTAATCAGCGAGTCTCATTCAGGCTTATGGGCAGAATGGGAACGATTATATACCAATTTAGACGACATTAACCGGGTGGAAACAGCCCGGTCTTTTTATGAGCAAAACAAAGAAGAATTGCTTAATGGCGTTCAAGTCTTATGGCCTGAAAAAGTAACTTACTATGACTACCGCGTGATGATAATTGATGAAGGCATAGCATCATTCAATAGTGAGGTTCAGAATGAGCCTATTAACCCCGCAGATTGCCCTATACGCGAAGATGAAATAGTTTACTATGATGCACTACCTGATTTAAGCAAATGTGCCATAGTGGGCGCGGTAGACCCCAGTATGGGGAAAACCAGAAGGTCAGACAAGAGTGCTATAGCGATAATTGCTAAAGACGAAGCAGGTTATATGTATGTTATTGAATCAGATGGCAAAAGACGACATCCAGATATAATCATTAATGACATTTTAGGTTATGCCGTTCAATATCCGTTTCAGCAGTTTGGTTGTGAGACAGTACAGTTTCAAGAGTTATTTGCTCATAACTTACGGCAAGCATCGGCAAAGCGTGGAGTTTATCTTAACATCATAGAAATTAAGCCGACAACAGATAAGGTTTTGCGAATCATGGGCTTAATGCCGTTGCTAAAGAATGGTTATTTGCGCTTGCATCGGTCACAAAGAGAACTGATACAAGAACTTTGCTATTTGGGCAAATGGCGAACTGATGATGAAGCTGATGCCTTACAGATGGCAGTTAGCTTGATAACAACGGTTGAGACAGACTTTGAACACTCGATGATGCCCGATATTTGCGGTGTTTCAATAAATTGGTAAAGGCAGGTGATAAATATTGAAAAATCCCTTTGCGATATTTGCGAAGTCAAA